TGTCAACATTGAGGCATCGCTTCACCCACGCAAGATCTGAACGACTGGCACGGATGAAATCAATAGCATCGGGATGAGTATAGTCAAGATGACAAACAACAGCTCCGTTCTTGTAGACTCCACCACGTCTGAGCGTTTCATTAAGAGCAGAATAGATGCGAGCAAAAGAAACAGGGCCAGACGCAGTAAGACCACGCCCATTATCAGCGCCCTGCGGACGAAGCTTGGAAAGGTGAACAGCAACTCCAGCACCGTTACGGAGAGCGTGTGAGACAAAGCGCCAAGAGGCTTCAATGCCTTCGGGTCCCTCCATGCTGTCCTCAACGACAAACACGGTGCAACTGACGGGAAGGCGAGACTCCGGATTGTCGATCCACGATTGAACGCGGCCGGTCCGGGCGATGGTGTTAGGGAGGTCTCCCAGGTCAGCGTAGCTGGTCATACGAGGTCGTCAAGAATGGGTGGTTGGTAGTTGGGCCCCTTCATCACTTTACCATCTGCTCGACGTTGGGGCTTCCCATCGACCAGTTTGCTCATGTTTGATTCGAACACCCTTCTCATAGCGGTGTCCAGGTCCCAGCCACGAGCGGCTGCGTATTGGTAGCAGACGAACACGAGGTCTGCCAGCTCCTTTAATTGGTCCGTAATAGGTGTATCACCATGCTCATCATCAAAAGCATAGTGCCACTCATTGTATTCCTCATCAATTAGCCGGGCTTGAAGCTCGTGGACATTCTCATCCAGAGTGTTGATCGGTTGCTCCATCGCCTGTCGGAAGGTGATGGCCTGCTGAAGCAGTGATGGGCTGATCATCGATTGCGACCCTCAGAGACTTGAGCAATCTTCTTTTCGATGTAGGCCTTTGCCTTCAGCAGATCATCCAGCTCTGACTCATAATCTTTATGCCCTGCTCGACATACATACTTGACAACATTACCACAAAGGAAGTCCAGGTTCTGGTCACTGATGAAGTCCCAAACCTGAACCTTGCCACGCTGATAGTGAGAGGGGGAATACTTAGTCACGGGGTTGGAAGAGCTCTTTGTAGGCTGGGTTGGTTCGGATTTTCCAGAGGGAGTAGGCGTTCCAGATTCGGCCCACGGGTCCTCTACGGTTGAAGGCTTGTCGGTCGAGCCACAGTCGGAATCCAAGAACTCTCTTAAAGACTTGTAGACGGATTGCAATTCTTGAGTTTCGAAGTAGTAGGTCCACATAATGGAAAAGGTTTCTATCCAAAAAGTAGAGAACAATAAGGACCAGACTGATCTCTAGTCCAAAGGTGAAACGTGTGGCGTCCATAGGATGGGTTCCTTTGTGGTTGAGTTGTATTCGCCCGGACGAAGGATCCTAGCCAGACGAGCGTTGAGTAGGGCGTCCTCCTCGGTGAGTCCTGCCTTTTCGTAGGCAGTAACCACAGCATCCCATGGATCTTGGGCCTTGTCAAGGATCTTCTTGGCCCCTACGGAACCAACGCCTGGCACTCCTTTGTAGCCATCCACTGGGTCTCCAGTCAGGCACTGGGTCCAGAACCAGTAGTCAGCTTCCTCTGGGGTCACATTGACCTCGCTGTCCCCATTGAAGAGGCGGCAGGAGATCTGCTTCATGTCTTTATCCGGGCTGACCAGAATAAAGTCAGAAGGATCAAGGTGACACTCCAGACCAAGAGCATCATCAGCCTCCAGATTAGGGTAACGAACAGTTTTGTAATGCTTGGCGCACCATTCCAGAAGGCGTTTGTATCCTACCGGTTTGCGCTTGGTTCTTTTACCCTTGTAGTCAGGAGACAGGCTCTTGCGGAAGTTCTTGGTATCAGAGAAGTAGAGGGTGATGTGGTCGCTGTCGAACCGCTTTCGGAGGTTGTCAAGCTCACCCTCAAAGATCTCAAGAACGATCCGGAAGTTGCTAGCAATGGTGATCAGATCATCACCCCAATCCAACTCGATCTCTGCTGATTGGCAGGCTCGATAGGCAAAGAAGTCAGCATCAACCCTAAGATGGGTATCAGTGACATTCTGCCCACGAAGCTCCTTCTTTTGCTTCAGACGCGAGGGGGACGCGGAGTTTGTAGTATTCCCCCGCTTGGACGATCGACCATTCGAGTTGGAACTTGGCATCATTAACTAGGTGTGGTTGAACAGCAAGCTGTATTTCGTCGTGGATCCATCCGAGCCATTGGAAGTCAATGTCCCATGTGTAGCCAAGTTGATGTACCATTTGTTGATAAGCAATGGCGTTCCATCTCTTGCAAACAATGGCACCAGCTGATTGAAGTAGGTAGTTGAGGGCTGCGTGTTTCTTTCCTTGGAGGCGGATGGGACGACCATCAAGACCCCTGAGGACATCTGATTCTGCCCTCTTATTGACTGCCTTGAGGAGTTGATCAAGGCCAGGAATGGCCTCAAGGAACTTCTTGCGGATGTCCTTACCGAGCAGAGCAGCCTTCTTTTCATCCAAGGACTTATCCAAGGATGCCCCGATCTTACGATCAGATGCTCCGTAGATGAAGGCATAGGTCAGTGTCTTGACATCCTTTCTGGAGCAGCCAACCCGATCAGCATTCTGTTGATGAATGTCTCCATTGACAACAACATCTGCGAAGGCACCTGCGTCATAAAAAGCAAGGTAGTGGCCAAGCATACGCAGCTCAAGTCCAGAAGCATCCGCACCAACCTGACGCATACCTTTGCCAGGGCCAAACAGCTCGCGGCAACGAGGGTCAGAAGAAGTCTGGCCCAGATTAGGACGGCTGTGAGCATTCCTACCCGTGTTCGTGGCAAGCTGGCAAGTGTGATGGATACGACCATCCTTGGTAACCATCTTAAGCCACGCATTGGCTCCGTCACTGAGCTGACCAAGAGCTTTTTGAAGTTCCAAGATCCGTCCAAATGTATCGGCCTCCATTGTTCCGATGGATTGTAGAATTCCTTCATCGATCTTTGGTCGTCCGGTCTCAGTGAATACCTCAGGTTTCCAGTCCCTCCAGGTCATGAAGGCCCAGCCGATGTGGTCGCGGCTTGTGGGATTGAACTCCTTGAGCTTTGTAAACGGTGCGTCCTTGATGTACCCCCGTGTTGCGTTGGGACGCTTAGGAGTCATCTGTCCTCCATCCACATAAGGGAAGGTGGCACGCATCTGATCAGCAAGCTGGTCCATTTCTGTTCTGAGAACGGACTCTAGTTGCTGTGCCTTCTTGACATCAAAGGGCCATCCAGAGGTTTCCTGCTCGGCCATGATGGCTGCCACGTCGTGTTCCAGTTGAATGGAATCTTCGAACTTGTTCAGCTTATCAGAGAACAACTGAAACAGGGTCATACAAACGTGGACATCCTGTTCGCAGTAGTCCTCCATCTCCTTTGACCATTCTGACCAGTCCGTTGTCTTGGCGAACTGACCTTTGTAGTCACCGAGGCGATAGCCCCAGGATTCAAGAGAGTGTCTGCCAAACAATTTGCTCGGCATTCCGATCGGCTTCTTGCGGAAGTCTCTGGAAAGAATGTCCGGAAAGAACATCCGACTCAGAATCAAGGTATCTCTCACCAATCCTCTAGGGTTGAAGAATGGGTAGAGACCTTGAATGACTGGGATGTCAAAGCCAACGATGTTGTGTCCAATCAGTTCATCCGCTTCTTCCAGGAGGGTAACTCCAGTAGTAACGGACTCTGATGTTCCGGTATCGTTGTATCGAAAGACCTGATTGGTATCAAGATCTTTGGCAACAATACAGTGGATATGACTCAACCCTTGCCGAGGAAGTCCATTTGTTTCAATGTCAAAAAGGAGCCTCATGTACGCTCTCGTCAATGGTGGTGGCGAAGTCTGATAGTTCGAAGCTATCAAAGGCGGACTTCATGTCCTTATGGTTGCGTGTTTCATTAAAGGCCAGGCCTGTTGCGCCATTAACGATGGTTCTCTCTGAGAATCCTACATGAGTCAGAATCTTTTCAAAGACATTGAACCACTGTATGACGGTAAAGTCGGCAGCATCAAAGGAAAGTGTGAAGTCATGGTCAGGATAGTCATCAAGCCCATGCTTCTGAGAAATAGAAATGTTGACCTTGGTGGAATAATCAATCATGACCAGAATCCAGGTTGTTCGGCTTCAAGGGCAGTTTGCGTGGCGACGTCGGGCTTTCCACACTCCGTACAAAAGTAGCCTTGCGGATACTCCTCAGAGTAGAAAAAGGATTCAGAACCGCAGGAACAAAGATCATTAGAAGTCAGAGTAGTCATCAGGAACGTTAGAGGGGGACTTGGTTAGTTGAGTGATGGTGGTTTCAATCATCCTTCCGGTGTCGCCATCAAAGGATACGGCACCAGCAGGACCAGTCTTGCCGTTGAATCGATTCTTCAGAACTCTTATGTTGGATGTGCTGTCTCCTGCTGATAGGTTTCGCTCAAGAGCAATCACCATGTCAGAAAGTTGCACGATGCTATGTGATCCACGAAGGTGACCAAGGCTGACCTGTGCTCCATCTTCGTGACCCTTGTCGTTTTGTGGACGCTTGAGGTGACTGATCAGAATCATACCAATGCCTGTCTCCTCCACAAAGGAACGGAGCTTGGTCATCGTTAAGTCAATCAGTTTCCTTTCATCATGGGAATCATTGCCACTCATCAAGATTGAGAGGTGATCGAGGATGATCCACCCAACCTCCTTGGCGAGTGCCATGAATCGACAGTCGGAAAGAATTGCATCAGGGTCCACAGAACCAAAACCATCTCGCAGATAAACCCTACCGGTACCGAGCGATGCTTCGAACGCTGCCTTGAGATCATCTGTTGGAAGTTCATTGTTGAGGTGAAGGGGTCGGTTGGCCTTGACGGACATCAAGCGAAGAGCAGTCCGTTGGAGACTCTCTTCCAGGGCAATATAGCCCACGCTTTGATCCTGGTCAACCAACCTCTGGGCTACCTCTCCACAGAATGTGGACTTACCAACTCCTGATCCGGCAGTAACCGTAACCAGCTCGCCTCTGCGAAGTCCTCCGGTGATGGAGTTGAGATCAGAGAAAGGCCAGTCAGCGTCTCTACCATGAAGGGGACGAGTGGCCAGATCGAAAAGTTCACGCCCATCAATGACGGTCTTTGGTGAGTAGGGTTTCTTGTTCCATAGGGCCTGCCTGATGGCGTCGTTGTCCTTAGCAATCAGGGCCTCGTTGGCATCCTTGTAGGGGCTGGTTCTGGCAATGAAGAGCCGATCGTGTGGAAAGAGACTCGCACAGTCTTGTGCTGCTTGGATTCCGGCATCATCATTGTCAAAGAGGAGGATGATCTCCTCGAACCCCATCAGCCACTTGAGCTGGTGCTGGAGGGCACGCTTGGCGCCCTGAGCTCCATTGGGAACGGAGACCACCGGCCAGCTGTTGCGGACCTGAAAGACACTGAGACAATCGAACTCACCCTCCGTGATAACAATGGACTTACCCTGTCCCCAGAGCTGTTGTCCAAAGAGAGTGTGGTCTTCGTTCTTTCCTACCCACCGAAAATCCTTTTCAACATCACGAGCTTTATACGCAATGAGCTGTCCAGATTGTGAGTAGTAGGGAAACTGAATAACCTTCGAATCCCTATCAAGGCGAACGTTGAATTTGCGACAGGTTTCTTCAAGGAGGTTTCTGGTCCGAAGGGGAACGATGTCCCCAGTAAGTTCCATGATGCGACGACTGCTGTGGGGGCGGGTGATTGGATTGTCTGAGCCGGCGTCCCAGTGACCGCAGGAGAAGCAATACGAATGACCATCAGTGTAGAGGCCATTGGCATCGCTACTCCCGCAAACTGGACAGGGCTCATGCCTCACGAACTCTGATTCGGAGTCATGCTGTCGAACCATTCGATGGGAAGGTCGTAGGAAGGGGCCCACAAAAACCCGTGCTTCTCTGCCCACTGAGCGTAGGTAGTCTTGCTGGTCTTTGTGAGCGTATTGTATGGGGCTTGGAACACCAGACGAATGTCCCGATCGGGGTTCTGTTTCTTGACGGCAAGCATCTTCCTTCGATCCTCAGGCTTGAAGTAGCCCTTGGC